TATTAACAAGACAAAATAAGAACGCAAGACATAATTACATTGGACCCCGTTTTGAAAGATGCTGAACAGGAATAAGGGCAGCATCACCAGCATCACCAGTTTTACGTTCATCATCTAAAGAGCACTCGTTACAAAGGTCATCTTGGCTATCTGTACAAACATGATCATCTTCGACAGTTGAAAAATCAGTTTCGGAATAGGTGACGTCCACATTACTATCTGTATCCAAGTCTTTTACAACCACCAAATCTTTCACAACATTCTTTACCAGAGGCTTAGGATTATAAATCTCCAAGATCTTTGATACAATCGGGCTACGTTCAATATCGCCCTTATTCATTTCAACCATTTCAATACCAACGTTACAACTCACGTCACATCCATTAATTTTACGGTGAGCACGAATCTTCTCCATAATATCAAGTAGGCCATTATCCGCACACCGATCAGATTGCTTCAAGTCACCAGTAATAACCATTTTTGAGCCTTCACCAATACGAGTTGTCAACATAAGCATTTGCCCCGGGCTAGAGTTTTGCATTTCATCCGCAATAATAAAGGAACGCTTAAATGTTCTGCCACGCATATATGCTAATGGTGAGATTTCAATAACTCCCGAGCCAATCATAAAATCAATCTCATGCTGTGGATAATGCTCTAGAAAGATATCCATCAAGGGCCGTGTCCAAGGGTCCATCTTTTTAACGAGAGTACCTGGTAAAAACCCGAGTTCTTCCTCTTCGACGGGAACAACAGGTCGAGTCAATACAATCTTTTGAAATAGGCCACGCTTCAGGCCATCAATCGCAGTAACACATGCAAATAGTGTTTTACCACAACCAGCAGGACCAATGCCGAGGACAATAGGGACACCCTCATCACCAAGATGTGCTACATATTGGCGTTGGTTATCCGAGCGAGGCTTATAGAGAGGGACCAGCGACTTAGTGCGAGATTTGCGAGAACCGCTAGACATATCAGGATCGAAGCTATTCGACATCGTTTTTTTAAGACGCATCACGATGCCAGATGGTCGCCCCCGACAGAAATTCAAAGATTGAAATGCCAACGTTTTAGAGAACAGAAACATAATCGGCAGCAGTTGTTTGAAATACATGTATCTAGGGATTGATAGAGAGATGTATTTAATAGGGTAAAATAATAATTGTATTTACGGTATTGAAAATACGATCTGTTAAAGTTTTTGTCGATTTATGCGTGAAAAGGTATAAAAAATTTTAAATAATTACAATATAATGAGTTTTTTATTTAATAATGTTTCTATATTGCCCGCTATTGGTAGTGTAGCAATGTATGCAGGTTCAGTTGGAACATTTACTCCAACTACAAATGTTCTTAATTATGTCGTATATAGTAGTTATCATAATGAACAACCTGCATATACAGCAACTATTTCAAGTAGCGGCACAACAGTAAACACTTTAAATATAAATACTGCAACAGGTGGATATATTGCTTTATCTGGAACTCAAGTAGTAAATGGTGTTACTTACGATAACACAAATGTAGCACCATTTACAGTTGTTTTAACTGGTTATATAAAATGTGATTATACTGGCACCTGGACATTTACTTTAGTATCCGATGATGGTTCATATATGTGGATAGGACCAAATGCACTTGCAGGATATACTCCAGATAATTGTTTTATAAATAATGGACTAGGACACGGAATGACACCAGTTAGCGCAACCGTAAGTTTGGTTTCTGGAAACTATTATCCAATTCGAATATTATCTGGAAACTCTGGTGGAGGCGGAGGACTTCAATTCTCTTTTGCTAGAAACGGAACAACATATACGAACGGAACAGGATTTTTTTATCAAGGAACGATAACAAATACTATTTTGCCTGGCTGGTTAATTTGCGATGGATCGGCTTATAGTAAAACTGCGTATGGTAATTTATTTTCTGTAATAGGAACAACGTATGGAACATCGTACGGAACAGATTATGGGTCAACCATATTTAATGTTCCAAATTTAACAAACAAATTTATATACGGTGCATCATCGTCTACGTCATACGGAATATCTGGTGGGAATAATATTGTAACGTTAGCTGTTGCTAACATACCATCACATAATCATGGTGGAACTACGGGAGGCGAATCTCAGGGACACACTCATTCTTTTACAAATAGACAATTTGTAGCAGGCTATTTATTTGAAGGCGGTACTCAGAATTATGGCGCTTGGGGGAGGGAGGGACCTTATAATATAAATTCAGGTAACGTGTCGCAGGGACATTACCACAATTTTACAACAGATTCAACTGGTTCAACAAAACCATTTAGCATTTTACCTGCTTATACAATGATAACTTTTATAATTAAATATTAACTTTGTAAAATTCTCATTAAAGTTTCTAGTCGAAGATGATAAATTTAATATCTAGGATTGGCGTAAAATACAATATATTTTTTTTTATTTGTAATATAATTAAGAATGTCTAATTATTTTACTTATAATAATATTCCAAAAGCCGGCCAACCAGCTGGAAGTATAATGTGTTATGCGGGTTCAATGAGTAGTTCAACAAGTTTGGCTGGTTGGTTATTGTGCGATGGGGCGGCATATAGTAAAACTGCATATGGAAATTTATTTTCTATTATAGGAACAACGTATGGAACAGGTTATGGGTCAACATATTTTAATGTTCCAAATTTAAAGAACATGTTTGTTTGTGGCGGAAGTAGCGGAACTGATTACGGAACAACTGGTGGTCGCTCTAGTTATACTATTTTAGCAAATAATTTTCCAGCGCATACACATACTGGTAATACTGCAAATAACGATCGTGACCATTATCATTCATTCCCAAATAAAGCGCAACATAACGGTAATCCAAACGCCCCCGGAAATCAAGTATTTGGTAATTGGGGATCAGGAGAGTATGCTCCAATAAATACTAGTGATAGATCAAGTGACCATTCGCATAATTATACAACAGCTAGTGTTGGTGGAGGTATTGCTATTGAAATTATTCCGCCATATGTAACTATGAATTACGTTATAAAGTATTAATTTATTTTTTATTATAAATTATGATGAGTTATTTTAATATAAATAACGTTTCACAAGATTATCCATATGGTGCCATAATAAATTATGCTGGAAATTTAAATGTATCTACTGGGTTAAATGGTTGGTTATTATGTGATGGGGCGGCTGTAAGTAGAACAACATATGTAAATTTATTTAATGCAATAGGCACAGTATATGGTGTAGGTGATGGTTCAACAACATTTAATATACCAAATTTTTTAAATAGATTTGCTTATGGTTCTTCATCAAATTTACCGAATCTATTAAATTCAAATGGTGGGTCTGCAAATGTTACTTTAGATAACAATAATTTACCCGCACATACTCATAGTGGAACAACTGATAATATTAATCAAAATCACTCGCATTATTTTACTTCACGTTATCAATCAAACAGTAACTTATTTCAGGGTCAACAGGACGGTATTAGTTACGGAATGTGGGGTAATAACGATGCATATATTAACACATCAAATCAAAGTGCAAATCACTATCATAGTTTAGGAACAACAAGTTCCGCATATGGAAATGCAGCGCCATTTTCAATATTACCGCCTTATACAACAATGGTATTTATAATAAAATATTAAACGATTTAAAAAATATTTAATATTTTAAGTAACTATGAATAAAAAAATAAACGGCGAAAGCAATATTATTACACGTTCAAAAAGTTTGAAATTAAAAACGGATTTAAAAGAAACGACAGACAATTCAGATAAAAATAAAAATAAAAAAATCACAGTATCTAACGAGCCACCACCAATAACCGACGTTGACCATTTTATATACCTAGAAGAAAACAATCTACCAATAAAATTTTGTAACGAAATTATAGAAAAATTTATCGCTGATGATAGAAAAGAAAAGGGTTTTGTATTCAGTAGGCGTGAGGGTGCAAAAGAAACTATGGATTTATTTATAACTCAAGTAGATGATTGGAAAGAAATAGACACGCAATTATCAAAAGTATTATATAATTCACTTGAAAAATATATGGAAGAACATATAAGTAAAATTTCAAATATTTATGATATAAACGATCCTATAATATCAACATATTTGGGAAATGTAGTAGATTTTGGATATCAGGTTCAACATTATAAAAAGAATGAAGGATTTTATAAATGGCATTGCGATTTTATAAACAATACAAGAAAAGATTTTACCCAAGTAAGGTT